AATCTTATGACATAGATAACCGATGTTATTTATATAAACCCCGCCCTCATTATCTAAGTACTTATCACGTATGACTTTCCAGATCAACGACTGACATTCGAGAATATCATTCTTGTCCACGATCGTATGTTTCCTTCTCTTTCCGTTCTTAGACATAATAGACCTGTAGAACCGAAGAAAGTATTGATCAAGTATTTTAAACGACTTTGTTTTCATGTCGCAAATATAATAATTTCATCCTTATTCAAGAAATATTTGGCAAGTTTTGGTGTGAGTGTAACGGTGATAAGGCCGCACTTACCGCCGCGGCACAGGCTGACGCACAGAGACTAGCGCAGGAAAAAGCCAACGCTATGGAATGCGATTGCCCCAAAACATGGAGCGCTAGTGTAACGACGTCTAGCGGAAGCGGGAAGACGATAAATTACACCATACAATATAATAATCCATGTGGATCGGAAAAGACGTCTAGGATGACTATAGGATACAAAAAAAACGAATGGTCAATGGGAGTATGAGACAAGAATAGTCCCTATTCCTTCCGGATCAGGAACTTTTTCTGATTCTACAACAACCAACTACGGGATATCATCTGGAGCTTATGCTTATTATGAGGATGGTCAAGGAAGTGGATCTTGTTGACAATAAAAAAAGGAGAGGCTTATATAGTCTCTCCTTTTTGTTACGATTAGATGAATCTAAGATCTTTCCTCCTAGTATGATTCAATATCCTACTAATATGTCTGGTACTTAATCCCGTTCTTTCCTTTATCTTATCATAGATATAACCCTTGGATACGTAAGCCGACATATCTCCCAGATCTTTTATAATCTTGTCATACATATCGTGCACCTCATTATATCTTATGATAGAGCTGTCTCTCATCCCTCTTTCGCCTATACCGTCAACTATGGCGTCATTGAAACCAAAGAAATTGATTATTGATCTTATTAGATTCATGTTATTGAATTTTTTGTGTTTTCTTATTAATATCCATATCCGGATTCTCGTCCGTAGGAATCTGCAATTTGGTTATCGTCTCTCTTAACGTCTCTGAGACAACATATTCTAGTAGCTTGTCAGGACATACGAAATCATAATCCCATTGAGATGTACATGGCTCATCTTTTTCCGTTCCACATCCCCCTAGCTCTAACGCCGCTTTTCTGTCGAGAGTTATAAGATCAACATTTATAGCCTCTATGTTAATATCTGGTATATAGATATATCCATCATTGACATAATAATAGTATTGATCTATATTCCCGTATTTACGTTCCTTGTTGTTAGCGTATTTTCTTAACGATATGGAGGTAAATATAATATCATCCATGATGTTTGATACTTTGATGATAGCCGGACCTATACGGGTATATATCATATCGGGCAATCTTTTCTTGGATCTCATAAGTATCCTGCATAACTTAAACTCATCAAAGCAACAATCTACCTTACGAACCCTCTCCATTTCCATGCAATTAATATGAGTATACAGCGATTCCTCGCCGAACAAGGTTCCATCAGCATACTTCTGGGCTATATAAGACCTTGCTTTTTGCCTGCCTATGGACAATATCCATCTTCTACTGACATGAGCGTCCTTATTGATGGAGTTCATGTCATTCATGATCCTAGATACAAATTCTGAATTTTTCATGCATGAAATACTAAGGAGGGGATATACCCCTCCGGTTATTACTTCTTTTTCTTAACCTTGCCTCCACATTTCAGTTGAGGTTTCTTTTTCTCGGAGACTTTGCCTCCTTCTGCCATCTTCTTTTTCTTAGCACATACCATAATCTTACTTTTTTAATGTTGGTGATACAATATTAGTCATTTCTATCGAAAATAGAATAAACAAGGTTGATGAAACTACCAACTTACCGCCGCGGCACAGGCTGACACACAAAGACTAGCGCAGGAAAAAGCCAACGCTATGGAGTGCGATTGCGTGGAGCCAACAAAGACGTGGTCATGGTCGGTATCTATGAATAATGATTGCATGAGCCAT